CCCATTTACAGTTGCTGTACCATCCACATTCAGCGACGTATCAATGTCCACCGCGCCTGTGCTGTCGGCAATGTTGATTGCTGTGGTGCCATCCCGGGCAGAAATACGAGCGGTTTCAATGTCTGGGGTGTCGATATGCGTAGAAACAGAGACAACCCCTGTGCTGTCGGCAATCGACATTGCTGCGGTGCCGTCTTTAGCTTTGATGTTTGTTACTTCCAGATCAGTAACATCAATCGCGCCAGTAAGGTTTAGAGCACCTGTAACACTTACATCCCCTGCAAACGTAGCATCGCCTTCGCCATCAATAGTGAGTGCCGTAACTTGCGTATTTACAGTTGAACCTGTAGTACCCGCAGGAGTCGTTTGGAATACAAGCGAACCACCTGCTCCGGTACCTGTAGACGCACCGCCTTTTACGATGACGTTCGTACCAGCAGTATCTGTACCCGAGGCTTCAGCGGTACCAACGGTCGTATCTTTCAACAACACCCCGTCAACGGTAACACCACCAGCGGCGGTCACTTCGTCAATCTGGTCAGTTTTAAGGTTACCTGTAGCGGTAGTCAGCCCCGTAACATCCAACGTACCTGCAACAACCGTATTACCTGATGCAGACGCAACGGTAAATTTGTCAGTGTTGATGTCAAAATCGCCGTCAATACCTACTGCACCTGTGATGTCAGCCGACGCAGCGGAGACGTTATCGCCAATAACTGCATCCTGAGAGAGGTACAACGTGCGAGGACGGGTCGCCCCAGACGCACCAATATCGTAGGTATCGTCAGTAAAGATCAGGTCAGACGTAATAGTCGCGTTGACCGTAAGACCATCCGCAGCGTCGTCACCAATCGTAGTATCGCCAGAAATCGTCAGGTCAGTCGCTGAAATAGACCCAGTAAGGGTTGGCGACGAGATTGTCGGCGCAGTTAGCGTCTTGTTGGTAAGGGTTTCCGTACCATCCAGCGTAGCCAAAGTGCCTGTAGTAGGCAACGTAACATTCGTAGCGCCAGTGGTAGTCAAGGTAAGCGCGTTTGCGCCAGCCGTTGTAAACGCTGCGGCAGTTGATACTGCGCCACCAAAACTCACGGTGTAACCGTTGTAACTTAGCGTGTTGATGTTGGTAACGCCTTGAATAACGTTCGTTCCATCACAGAACAACAACATCGTAGTACCATCAGGGATCGCAATTCCCGTACCTGCTGCCGTTTTCAAAGTAACTGTACGACTGCTACCCACCGCGTTCTTAGCAATGTAAATTTTTGAAGCGGTCGGGCATACCACAGTGGCGTTGCCCGTCAGGGCAGCACCGGAATCTGTAAACTCCAGCATCGCGCACCGCGCCTCGGAAGTCGTCCCGTCAGCGGTCGTCAGCGTATGCGAGTTAGTAGTCCATGAATTAATAACGGCACGTCCAGCGATAGCTTCTTCGACCATCGAAGTGATGTTATCGTTTACTACGTCGCCCCACGTACCACTTAATTCCCCTTGGACAGGAAGGGCTAATTTAAGTATCGAAGTGTACTGTGTCGTCATTTTTTAATCCTCACGCGGCTATATCTTGCCAATTCGGAGTCTGTCCTGTTGAAACATTACCCCAAGTTGGTGTTTGTGCGCTAGTAATATTTTGCCAATCTGGGTTTTGGTTGTCATCAATCTCTCCCCAAACAAATACCGTTCCTACCGCGCCTGTTGCATTTACTCCTGTAACAGCTACATCTGAATTAGCTTGTATTGTTACAGTCCCAAGCTGTCCTTGAGCGTAGACTCCAGTAACAGGAATTGTAGCTCCAAACGCCACAAACACGGTGCCAATAGCGCCTGTTGCAGCTAAACCCGACGGATAGACGTTTGCGTCTGAAGTCGTGGAGACGGTGCCAATATTACCTGTTGCGCTTACCCCTGTTGGGTAGATGTTAGCTTCGGCAACAATACTTACCGAACCTACGCTGCCAGTGGCGGACAGCCCTGACGGTGATACATTCGCATCGGCGCTTGTTGTGACGGTTCCTACCGCACCTGTTGCCGCGTTACCCGTAACTGCCACATTAGCGGCTGCTACTACTGATACAGTACCAATGTTCCCCGTGGCTTCAAGGCCAGACGGCTGAACAACAGCACCCGCAGTAACTGTGACAGTGCCTTCGCTTACCGTAGCAGACACGCCAGTCGGCGATACGATTGCCTCTGCTACAACAGCGACAGTACCAACTGCGCCTGTTGCTGCCTCTCCAGTTACGGCGACATCAGCATTCGCCTTAACTGTAACCGTCCCAAGACCCGCTGTTGCCTGTAAACCCGATGGGTAGACATTAGCATTAGCTACTACAGAAACGGTCCCTACCGCGCCTGTAGCCCCCGGAACGGCGATGTTGTTGCCCCAAGAACCAGAACCCCAGCTTTGTGTGGAGGAACCCCAGCCCTCAAAAACAACAACGACATCAGCCATTGGTCATCACGCGATCCTGATAATGGCGTTTGACGCATCCGCAGTCGGGAATTGGATCGTAAAATCCCCCGCCGTGGATGTTTTATCTCCACCAAAATCAAGAACTGCTACGGCAGGATTAGAGCCACCTGACTGGTAAATCAGTGCTCCACGAGCCGTAATCGTTGCGGTTGACCACGTAGTATCTGCAAAATCTAGGTACGCTGTAGTACCAGAAGTCGTTGGAGCTACAACAGTTAACGTGTTACCACCTGCTGTATACCCCGTACCAGATACTTCGTTAGTTGTTGAATACGCCGTTGTAGACGCGTCTAGCGAAGCTGACGACGTAAATAAAGCGATCTTAAAAACCTGTGACGTATCACCACTAAAGTCCATCTCACCATCGAGAAGGGCTTTTTTGAAAGACGTGCACATTGCTTGAGTAATTGCCATTTCTAGCCTCCTATTCTACTTCCATTCTGAACTGCCCAGATCGGTAAGTATCTTCTCGTAGTTTACCGTCACCAAGTGTTTTAAGCAGTTTTAGCGACTGAACGTACATACGCTCATAAAATTGAACCATGTCTGGTTCACCCTTCATAAACCTTAACGCTTCCAATAACGCACCGTTAAGTAGAGCAGAATCAAACTCGTCCCCAAGCCATGTAGTGTTAGCAGTAACGATGGATTCAGGATAGTATCCGTAATGAAGCTCCATTGTGTAATTGCTGTCTGGGGTAGGTCCAAGGATGATTGAGTCGTCATCGAAGTAAGCATAATGTTTTGGCAACCCTGTCGCTGTAGGCGAAGGATATGCCTCCCTAATAAAGTTAACGTCTTTATTGAGTAGGAAGTGATACTCCCCATCACCATCTACAACCGCAAGGCTGTAGGTATAGAGAAAGTCAGTGGGAGACCCTAGATACTTATTTCCAGACGACAGCGTACCTGTCACGTTCTTTCGCAAAGCAGGAATCTGCACGGTATTGTAGATTTTCTGCTCGGCTTGTTCGGTGAACATAGCGAGCTGGTCATCAGTGAAAGTGTTTTCAGTGATGTCTTGTATGTTAACTTTCAGCTCGGTGTAGTTCATACTTTACGCCATTGGTCCACGGGCATATAGCCCTTTTGTTGCTGCTCCAGTCCCACGTACCTTAATTTTTCCGCCCTTTTTGGGCTTCATTTTCGGCATGGACTTTTTGGTAGGTTTAGGCATCTTTTTGCTCATTTTACCACTCCTATGTAATTTCTACCGTAACTGTGCCCACAAATCCAGTCCCAACAGTGCTGCCGCTTTCTACGGCGCTCCTTACAGGGATAATCTGTGCGCGGCTCTGCGCGTACTGATTAGAATCAGGACGAGGGTTACGAAGTGCTTGCGGGTCATGAACCGGAAATTCGCCCAGTTTCAACTGTGGTTGATCGGGGTTCCAGCATTCAGGACACGCTTTTGTATTCGTATCACGGCCTTTTACAATCAAGTTTCGCAGTTCACGGAGTCTATAAGTAAACCCGCAAACGTCACATACACCTAACGCTTTTTGGCTCGATGCAAATTGGGTCGCCATATCAGACCCTCATAGCACGGGGCACAAATCGCGCCGGAGTTTTCTCCCTGTCTTCCGCAGCGGCAAGGCTAAACTGCTCGTCATACACCTGCTTGAGCATGGGTAGGCGTTCAGCTAGCTCTGGCACTTTCATAGCGATATGGTACGCCAGACCAGCTACCAGACACGGGAAAAACCTAAAATTCATATCAGCGGTTTGTACACCGCTACCAGCGTCTTCAATACGGCGAAGACGCCAATACTTAAACGTATAGTCGTTACTGTCAGGGACAGGCCACACGGTAATCTTTGGATTATCGCGCAAACGCTCAATCCAAACTTGTATGGGCCTACCCTGTGATAACTTGTTTGGAATCGAAGCGTAGGTACTCACACTAATACGACTTATAGTAAGATCAGATTGTGTACTAATATTACCTGCGCCAGTACGAACTACTTGTTCAAGCAAATCAATGGTATCGGCTGGTAGATCATACTCTGCGGTACCAGTCGTTAAACTGACTTGGCCCTCGTCAATGGTCCACAAGTTAATACCACGGTTTTGCCACTCGATTGTCATCAAGTTCATGGATCGACGGGCGGTACGCAAATCGTACCCTGACCGCATCTCACGGCCCGCACGCTCCCACGCCTCTTCAGCGATCTCCGTGAAGTCCATGTTGAATACGGCTGTGCCCGAAGTCGTCATTTACTTTTCCGTTTTACAGCGGGTTTCTTAGCAGCGGGTTTTGGAGCCGCAGCTTTTTTGACACCCATAGATTCCAATTTTGCCTCTGCTTCTTTCTTAGTCATCAAAGCAGCGACAGCCACATCATAAGTACCATCGGCGTTTTTTGTGCCTATCTGGTACACTGGTTCACCTGTAGAGAACCTGCCATTCTGGAAGACTTCCATCAGCTCTTCCCCCTCTTTCGCTTGGCTGGAGATACGCGACGGGGCTTACCCGCTGGTTGTCCTAGCCGTTTCTTTTCGGTGATCTTTTTGCGCTTCTCTGAAGCACTCATTTCACCACTCGTTTTGGGGGTCTTGCTTGATACACGCTTCGTCGGTCTACAGTACGGTGTTCCCCGCTTCTCCCCTTCTTGTCGTCCGCAAGCCTTACCAGTGCGTACATCTTTCCAGTCCTCTTTGAACCAGCGTTTTAATGCAGCGCCCTTTGCAGTCTTGCGAACAGCCATTATTTACCTGCCTTCTTTTTACGGCATTTGGCTATAGCACCTGACGCATAAGCCGACGGGAACACCTTGTACTGACTCTTTACCTTACGGTAGCAGTCATCCTTGACGGTCCCGCCTTTCTTATAGCCTTTGCTACACTCCGAACAGCCGCAGCATGAATCTCGGTAATAACGACGCATTAAGAACCCTTCATCTTTACCATCTTACAAGGGCGACCACCACGGGCCATACCGCAGCCGCGAACTTTACCGCCTTTTTTGTAGCCACCACCCATTACAGCCATATCAGGGCCTTTTTTGGGGGTTTGGCTGCGTCGGCGAGGGCTAAATCCCGGCATTTCTTCTTGAGGTTGTCGAGCAGGGATTTTGCGGGGTGTTGGCATCCCCCGTGCTTCTTCCATCATGTCCATATCGCGGCGACCGCGACGGCTTCCCATAGCAGGGCCACCCATCTGGTATTTCTTCGTTTTCATGAACTCTTCTCCTACTTTCTTAGGTACCCCTACCTTCTTAGCGAACTCGGGGTTGTTTGCTACTGCTGCCATGAACCGCTGTTGTTTTTTAGACTTAGCAGGCATCAGCAGTTCCACTTCCGTAAGCTCTTATTGATACGGCTGTTCGGATCGTTAGCCGTTTTAGAGCTAGTCAACTTCTTTTTCATCCCAGACATACGCGAGCAAAACGACTTACGTCGTTTGGCGTCTTTGGAGCCTGCTTTGAGTTTGCTGGGTTTAGTGGTGACTGCGGTTTGCAGCTTACTGCCGGGGTTTTGTCTCCGGTAACTAGCAACGCCTTTCTTGTTCAGACCGCCTTCGGGGTCTTTACCTTCTTTACGTTGCCAAGCGGCTGATTTAACTCCGCCACCTGATTTGTAGTAAGCACGCATACCCCACCTCCTAGCTGTAAAAGAAGGTTATTGCGTCAATATTCGTTGCAGCGGAGACATACACGTCTGTTCTACAACGGATACCGTCGTCAGGGATGTTAACGGAGTGTGAGTCAGACGTTAGAAAG